TGACGTGGCATTCCTGACTGTAAAAAGAGCAGGCGAATACGATTATTATACAAAAATCGAAAGGCATTATTTTAACAACGGAAGTCTGGCGGTTGAAAATAAATGCTACCATTCCCTCGACAGCCACCACATCGGCACGGAATGTAGCCTGGCATCGGTAGAAGAATGGGCGGGTGTAAACCCTGGCCCTGTGGTGTACCCAGGAATGGATAGGATGGATTTTGGGTACTACAGGAACCCAATCAAAAACGGGGTGGACGGGTCATTTTGTGGGATATCTATTTTTGATGCTGCGAAAGATTTGATCCGTAAAGCAGACATACAGGCGGCACGCCTTGACTGGGAATATGAATCAGGTGAGCGTGCCGTACATGTGGATGAGCGAGCCCTGCGGAAAAAGAACGGAAAGGCGGCAGGGATGGAGCGCCTAAACAGGCGTCTTTACAGGGGGTTAAACATAGAGGACGGCAAGGATAAAGAACTCCTGCGGGAATATTCCCCGGAAATGAGGGACGCTTCCTATCTTGCGGGTCTTGAGAAGTATTACCGGAGCATAGAGTTCATAGTTGGGCTGGCTTACGGAGATCTGTCAGATGTGCAGGAGGTGTCAAAAACTGCAACGGAAGTCAAAGTGTCCAAAACGCGGAAATATAACCGCGTGACAGCCATCCAGAACAACCTGCGGAACTGCCTGGAAGATTATGCGGCAGGGCTTGCTTTTTATAACAGTGCTTACAGGTCTGGGTATGAATTTTCCTGTAAATTCAATGACTCCGTCCTGACGGACGAGGAGACAGAGCGGCAGCAGGACAGGCAGGAAGTGTCCATAGGAGCTATGTCTCTCCTGGAATACCGCATGAAATGGTATGACGAGGATGAGGAGACCGCAAAGAAAAACCTCCCTGCCCAGAATACAGTAATGGAGTGATGCTATGGCAGTGAAAGGAAAGCCGGACATTGACGGTATATCCCTGCGCATGGAAGCTATCTGGACGGGTGCGGAAGAGCGCATCATGCAGGACATCATACGCCGGATAAAAAAAGCCGGGGAAATTACCTCCACGGCAGACTACCAGATAAACCGCCTGGTTGAGATGGGGAAGTCCACGGAGAAGGTCGAACGCATCCTGAAAGAAGCGCTGGGTGCTACATGGCCGGAGATGTTCGAGCTGTACGATGAGGCGGCGGAGTGGCAGTATGTACGGAACAAAGATGTATACGAGCAGGTAAACGGGGAATTTATTCCCCCGGAAGAGAACGAGTGGCTGCAGCAGACTTCGGACGCAGTGAAAGAGCAGACAAAAGATGAGCTTGAGAACCTTTCGAGGAGCTATGGTTTTTCGGTAATGATGGGCACGCGCAGGGTGTTCATGCCGTTCGCCACGTATTACCAGAGATATGTGGATAGCGCCATCATGGATATCATTTCCGGCGGGTTTGATTACAACAGCGTTATCCGGCGTGTCGTAACGCAGATGACAAACAGCGGGCTGCGCTTCGTGGACTATGCTACCGGATACAGTAGCCGCGCGGATGTCGCCGCCAGGCGTTCCATCCTGACCGGGGTCGCGCAGATTACGGCGGAAGTCAACGAGAGGAACGCAGAGGAATTAGGGACAGATTACTTTGAGGTTGACTGGCATCCGGCAGCAAGGCCAGACCACCAGGCATGGCAGGGGAAAGTGTACAGCAGGGAAGAGCTGGTGTCTGTCTGCGGGCTTGGCAGCAAGACGGGACTCTGTGGGATCAACTGCCGGCATGTCTATTATCCCTTTGTGCCGGGGGTTTCGGAGAGAATGTATACAGATGAATGGCTGGAGGAGCAGAACCGGAAGGAAGCAGAAACGAAAGAATGGCATGGAAAAAAGCTCAATGCCTATGAGCAGACCCAGCAGCAACGGAAGATGGAAACCGCCATGCGTGCCCAGAGGGAGAAAGTCAGGGGATTTCAGGAAGCTGGTGTGGATAACGATGAAATCACAATTGCGAAATGCAAGTACCAGGCACAGCTTGACGAGTATAAGCAGTTCAGTAAAAAGATGGGGCTGCCAGAACAGCGCGAGCGGATTTATCAGGATATGCGGGGCAGGGTGGCGCCGAGTAAGGAGACTTACCGGAAATACACGAAGGAAATGATTAGAAATGCTGACAGGGATTCGAGAGAGTTCAGGAAATATAAAAATATTCTTGGCGATGATGCAGGCAGTCTTGCACAGTTCCGGCAGATGAAGTATAATGAGCCTGAGAAATGGGAGCAGCTAAAGAACAAAAAAGATGAAACGCTAAAACAAATGAGCAACTCTATGATGACAAACCTGAAAGGGGCTTTGTCAGATCGGGAGGTGCGTATATGGTATAAGGCGCAAGACGAACGGATTCCAGAGAAAATTGATAAAAAGCTGCCGATTGAACAACAGGCAAGGCGAGCTTTCGAATTACGAAATGAATATCGTACTCAAGCAAGGGAATTAATGAGAAACCAGAAAGCAAGGGCTGAGTTGGATAGGGAGCATCCAAACCCGACGTTTGAACAGATATTGGAACATAAGAAGCGGAAATACGGGCTTAGTGATGAAGAGGCGTATAAAGATATTATCCGTAGTAGCGGCACAACAAATAAAAAATATGATAAAATTGCAGGAGTAGAGGAGGGGTGAAAGTGAAAGTATTTCAGATACATGACAGACCGAATGTGCTTTCCTTTACAAATTATGAACGGGTTAGCGAAGAGGTGCTCTATCGTCAGGTAGAGGAAAATCTAAAAGAAAATCCTTTAGTTTCTTATGGGAAAAAGATTTCAGGTCCCAGCGAAGAAATTCAAGAATACCGCATCGACGGCTATCCGTTTTGTTTAGTTAATGATTTCGATTATGGCATAGAAATTCATTCAGAATCTCAGGAAGCAATCAGTAAGCTTTTAGAATACTTTGAGATGGTCTAAATAACCACCAGTCAGAAATGATTTGGTGGTATTTTTATACCCATTTTAGCCGCTGCACTACCGCAGCAGAAAGGAGACAGCCATGAAACTATTAAACAGCACGTAGGAGGTGATCCAGTATCTCCCTTTGGGGCGCAGGGTGAAGCGCCTTATTTTTTGTGTCGGCAGATTAGACGTAAAACAGTCTGGGCTTACCATAAATCAGAGGGGCAACCTCGTAAAAAAGCGTAGATGAAAGGAAGGATTGCAATGAAAAGAAAGGACTTGGAAGAACTGGGGCTGGGGAAGGAAGCAGTTGATAAAATCATGGGCTGGAACGGCGCGGACATAGAAGTGGAAAAAGCCAAAGTCGTAAAAGCCGAGGGCGAAAGGGATAACTATAAATCCCAGCTTGATACGGCAGCGGGGCAGCTGGAGAAATTCAAGGATGTAAAGACGGAGGAGATGCAGGCTACAATCGAAAAGCTCCAGCAGGATTTAAAAGACAAGGAGGCTGAATATGCCGCCAAAGAAGCTGACCGCGTCTTTTTGGATTCCGTGAAGGACGCAATTAAGACATCTGGCGGCAGGAACGACAAAGCGGTTATGGCTCTGCTTGACCTGGAAGCCCTCAGGGACTCGAAAAACCAGACGGAGGATATCAAAAAGGCGTTGGGTACCCTGAAAGAATCCGACGCGTATCTGTTTGGGGCTGATGAACCTTTCAATAACCCGGTAGGCCCCACAGGTGGGGCGGCAGGGGCGGACACAGCCCTGGCTGCCATGCGTGCAGCAGCGGGGCTGCCGCCAGCAGAAAAATAGAAAAGGAGAGATGAGAAATGCCAAATAATATAGCTTTAGCGAAAAATTATATCGACATTCTTGATGAAGTATACAGGAGTGCCTCTGTAACAGCAGATTTGACTAGCGATGCCGGCATGATGCGCGCCGGTGCAAATGTAAACGAAGTGCTCTACCCGCAGATTGATGTGGGCGGGCTGGGGAATTATGATCGCAATTCAGGTTATACCTCAGCCGCTGTCACGCTCAAATGGGCGACCGCGCGGTTTAATTACGACCGCGGCGCAAAACTTGAAGTTGATACTATGGATAACCAGGAGTCTATGAACCTTGCATTTACCAGGGCTGGGGCGGAGCTGCAGAGGACAAGGGTAGCGCCGGAAGCAGACGCTTTCACATTTGCTACAATCTGCGGGTTTGGGGGTATCACGAAGAAGGCTGAAACATTTACAGGCGCGGAAGCTTTCTTAAAGGCGCTGATTGAAGCGAAGAACAAGATGGACGAGGACGAAGTGCCGGAAGAAGGAAGGATACTGTATGCAACGCCGACCTTGATGAACGGAGTCATGGCGCTTGACACAACAAAATCGCGGGAAATCCTGAACGCCTTTGCAGTAAAGAAAAAAGTCCCGCAGGCCCGTTTCTATACGTCCATCCATCTTCTGGATGGGAAAAGCGAAGGCGAGGAGGCAGGCCATTATGAAAAGGGGAAAGCGGCGTACGAGCTGACGAAGGATACGGCAGTCCAGCCAGGGAAAGAATATTATACAAAATCCGGTTCTGCTTATACCGCTGTGACATCACCGGCGGCGGGGAGCCTTTCAGGCTATTATGAGAAAGTGTCAGAAGAGGGGAAGGATATCAATTTTATGATCATCCATAAGCCGGCGGTCATTAAATTTGACAAACATATCGCAAGCGACATTATCCCGGCATCCCTGAATGCTAACGCAGACGGCGATATTCTGAAGTACCGCAAATATGGGCTCGTGGATTACTACCGCAACAAGGCCGCAGGGTTCTATGTATCCCATAAAGCGTGAGAGGGCACAACATGACATTATATACGGATTATGGGTTTTATACGGGGCAATATGGGGGGAAGCTGGCACAGGAGCAGTTCCGGAGAGTAATCATCCCTGTTTCTGCCCACATCCGGAGGCTTACGTTTGGCCGTGCGGATAAGTCTATGGAAGAAGTGCAGTATGCCGCTTGTGCCTGCTGCGATCTTTTAGAACGTGAAAACAGAGTGGCAAGTGAACATGACGGGCGCCGTGTTGTGTCAGAAAGCACAGATGGGTACTCTGTGTCTTATGCACAGGAACAGGAGACAGGCGTGACGGCAGAAGAAATTTTAGCCGAGAAGATACGCCAGGAAGCGGCTTTGTACCTGGAGCCAACAGGACTTCTAGATTTGGGAGTGTATGCAGATGCTGACAAATACTGACGCCACCCTCTACAGAAGAAAATACAACCCGAAGACCCGGCTGGATGAATGGGAGAGGGATTATATCCCCAAAGCCTGGTGGCATAAAAGTGAACAGTCCACAGTCACTGCAGACGGCCTCAAAACAGCAGATTCCTACACGGTAAGGATACCAGATATTACCGTAGAAGTGAAAAAAGATGATTTTATCGTGAAGGGGAACTGTCAGGTGGAGATGCAGACAGTGAAAGACCTGGAAGGACTGGAGCACTGCAGGGTGACATCAGTGAACTATAACCGGTTTGGAGGTTCGCCGCATATAAAAGCAGGAGGTGTGTGATGGGTGATACAGTAAAACGTTTCCGGGTTGCCGTCCCTGGCGAGTCTGTCTATATTGCGCACGGGGGCGCGGGGCGTGTGGCCGCCAGGCTGAAATGGGATCCGGGGATGGCAGGACGCAGGGGCGCAGTCCTCAGTGATGTACAGAAGTTTGTAGACCAGGAGTGCATACGGAGGATGAAGCCAGATACGCCGTTCAGGAACGGGGTGCTGCAGAAAGCCGCAACAACCGGGACGGTTATCGGTTCCGGCATTATCCGGCAGGCGACGCCGTATGCCAGGCGGCAGTATTATGAACACAAGGAAAAATCCCAGTGGTTCGAACGCATGAAAAACCGGGACAGGGATGTGATCCTAAAGGGGGCGAAGAGAATTGCAACAGGGAAATAGCATCATTGAAGCGGTGCGGGCGTTCATCCTCACCTGCCCGTTCCTGCAGGAATGGCGGGTGAACGTGGACTATATCGGGGTGGACATGAGCTATTCCATAGACCCGCTCCCGTGTGCGCCCACGCTTTCTATGTACGTGGACGGCGCAAGGAAGAAACAGTTCCAGTTCGCCCTGATGAGCAGGGAGGCATATGATGAGGATGCCCGGATAAATATTGAGAACAGTGGGTTTTACCAGCAGTTCGAGGAGTGGCTGGAGCAGCAGGGGGAGGCAGGGAGCCTCCCGGAGCTGGCCGGCGCAAAACAGAATGCAACAGGGATAGAAACTTTAAACAGCGGCTATCTGTTCGATGCGGAGAACAAACTCGCGCTTTACCGGATTGAATGCCGCTTACTTTATGAACAGGAGGCTTAAATTATGGCAAACGAAAAAGCAAAATTGGTAAGAAGGAGCCAGAGGGTGGCATTTTACGGGGTTCCGAACGGGGACGCGGAAGTGACGGAGTTCAGACGCATGGAGCATTTCACGTCCCTTTCCGAGTCGAAAAACCCGGTGACATATGAAAGGCAGTATGTAGACAAGGATTCCAGCGATTCCGACGTGACAGGGTATGGCACAGCCCTGGATTATGGTTTTGACCACCACAAGAACGACCCAATACTGAAAGACCTGGCATCCATCCAGGATGATGAGCTGAAAGGCGAAATTCGCCCGATTGTCGTCGTGGATTTCTTTGACAAGGGGGATGCAAAGGCAACAGATGAATATGTGGCAAGGAAGAGGGACTATTCCATCCTCCCGGACTCTTCCGGGGATGGGACGGACGCCCTGCAGTACTCCGGCAGCTTCGCTGTGAAGACGGAAATCATCAAAGGCTACGCGAAGGTTTCCGCAGACGGGAAAACCTGCACTTTCCAGGAAGCACCGTCAAGCGAATCTGGGCTGTAGGGGAAACGGGAGGGAAGGCTTATGAACCCACTTTGTGAGCCGTTCCCGGATAAGGTCATGGTGGGGGGCAGGGAGTTCCCCATCAGGACTGATTTTCGGGCAGTGCTGAAAATGATCCATTCCCTGGAGCTGGGAAAGAGCCAGGAGGACAGGCTTGCGGCAATCCTGGGATTATATAAGGAGATGCCGGATAACCTGGAAGCCGCCATCCAGGCGGTGGTGGATTTCATAGCAGGGGAACCTGGCGGGGCGCAGGAGGAAGAGGGGAAGGAAATAAAAAAGACCATCTCCTACCAGAAGGACGCCCCATACATCGTCGGGGATTTCCTGCACTTCTACGGGATTGACTTGACTTCCTGCAGGTACCTGCACTGGCAGAAATTCCAGACGCTCCTTGTGGGGCTTTCCGAGGATTCAGAAATAAAGAAACGGATTTTGTATCGGTGCATAGACGCCGGAAAAATTAAGGACAGGCATGAACGGGCAAGGATCATCCGCATTCAGAAAGCAGTTTCCATCGAGGATGTGGAAGCTGATGCGGGGCGCATCGGGGAGCTGTTCGGAAGCCTGATGTAAAGGAAGGGGTGTCAAGATGGCAGACGGTTCTTTGACGTTTGATACCGCGATTGATGAAAGCGGTTTTAATAAAGGGCTGGATAAATTAGGGAAAAGGGCAGCCAGGGCATCGGGCAATGTTGCAGATGAAGCCGTGGAAGCCGCAGAAGAAGTTGCGGAAGCGGCAGAGGAAGCTGCGGAGAGGACGGCTGAAGCCGCAGAAGAAGCGGCGCGGTCTGCGGAAAAAGCATCAAAGGATGCTGGGAAAAGCGCAGAAAAGGCAGGAAAAAATGCAGAGGAGACAGCCGAACGTGCATCTAAGGAAATCGGGAAGTCCTCACGCCAGGCTGGGGAAGAAGCAGAAGGCGCGACGAAAAAAGTACAAGGAGGGATAGAAGCGCTTTCTTCCGCCCTTGCAGCAGCAGGGGTCGCTATGACTGCGAAGGAGATAGCAGAAGCGCTGTATGACTGCACAGAGGCAGCAGCGGCATTTGAGACGGGAATTGCAAAGGTCATGACGATTGCGGACGGCTCGAAAGCTACTATGGAATCCATGAAAAGTTCCATTATGGAGCTGTCCTCCAGCATCGGGGTCGATGCAAACGAGCTTTCAGAATCCACTTACCAAGCAATCTCCGCCAGCGTCGACACGGCAGATGCAGTGAACGTGGTTGGGGAAGCGACCAAGCTTGCGATCGGGGGATTTACGGATACAGCGACCGCAATTGATATCCTCACTACGGCAATGAACGCTTATGGGCTGGGGACAGACCAGGTTACCCGGCTTTCGGACGTGCTGGTGACGACGCAGAACCTCGGCAAGACGTCCGTGGGTGAAGTGGCGAGCGCTATGGGAAAGGTCATCCCGCTCGCGGCCGCGTACGGAATGGAGATAGAGAACTTATCTTCTGCCTATGCCGTCCTGACCGCGAATGGAATCAAGACGGACGAGGCAACGACCTACATTAAAGCCGCCCTGAACGAACTGGGTGACAGCGGCTCCACGGTCGGTAAGATACTTAAAGAGAACACAGGGAAAGGATTTTCAGAACTGACGCAGGAAGGGAAGTCCCTGGGTGACGTCCTGCAGGTCATCGGTGACAGCGTCGGTGGAAATGCGGCGGAATTTAACAACCTGTGGAGCAGCGCGGAGGCTGGCGTCGGTATGCTTTCCATATACAACAGCGGCGCAGAGAAGTTTAACTCCGTGCTGGAACAGATGCAGGGGAGCACCGGGGCTACGGAGGCGGCTTTTGGCAGGATGACGGACACCACGGAGTACGCCAAGAAAAGGCTTGCCAACGCTACAGAGAATATGAAGATTGCCATCGGGGATAAGCTGACGCCCGCATTAAAGAAAGTATATGAGGCCGGCGCAGGGGCGTTTGAGTGGGCGACGAAGTTTGTGGATGAGCACCCGGAAGTTGTGGCGGCAGTTTCGGCGCTGACAGTGGCTCTAGGGATGCTTGTGGCAGGGTTTACAGGGCTTGTCATAGTACCTAAGATCCTGATGGTAACCCAAAAAGCGATGACAGCCTTTTCCGCTACCCTGGCAGCAAACCCATTCGGGATGATAGCAGTGGCTTTGTCTGCTTTGACGACGGCAGTCCTGACCTTCCAGAATGTACTTGAATCGCAGAATGAGACATCGGATGAGAATGCAAAAGCAGTCAGGGAGAGCCGGGAAGCTTATGAGGCGTTGCGAAAAACTATGGATGATAACGCAGCTCAGAGCAAACAGAACAAGGAAGCGATAGAAGATGAGTATGGAGCCTGCAAAGTTTTATCAGATAAGCTGTATAAGCTGGCGGATAAAGAAAGCAAGTCTGCCAGTGATAAACGGCAGATGGCGGCCATGGTGGACGAATTAAACAGCAAGATTCCGAACCTGAATTTGTCATTGGATGAAACGACAGGCGAGCTGAATAAGCAGAAAGCGGCGACAGATGCCTTGGTTGATTCCATGAAAAACCAGGCGCTGGCTGCGGCAGCGCAGGATGACATGACCCAGGCTGCCAAGGCTAAGTACGAAGCAGAAAGGCAGCTTGAAAAGGCGCAGGAGGAGTACAACGGACTGGTAAAGCAGGCCATTAAGGAAGAAAATGAATATAAAGATGCTGTGAAACAGACTACATCGGAAATCAGCAGTTCGGCCGCGATGAGTGGTTCCCGGACTACGGCAGCTTCAAAAACACGAATTCAGATAGAAGAGCAGAGAAAGACACTAGATGGTTTGCACAAGGCGTGCGACGATGCATCAGCTGAGTTCGATAAGGCGTCAGAAAGATATGCCGGATATCAGGAAGCAGCATCTGGAGCAGCTGATGCAAACGGAGAGCTTGCGGAATCCTCCGGTGTACAGCAGGAGGCCTTGCAGGCGCTGCAGGAGAAGTACACGGAGTTCCGTGAACAGCTTGAGCAGGATATCCAGAACAAAGTCTCGCTGTTTGACACTTTCGATGGCGGGGAGGATATAACAGTTGAAAAGATGCTGGAGAACCTCCAGTCGCAGAGGGAAGGGCTTGAGAACTGGAAGGAGAACATGGCTACCCTCGCGAATGAAGTGGGGACGACCATCACGCCGGAATTTTATAATAAAATCCTGGAAATGGGGCCGCAGGCGGCGAATGCAGTCCAGCACATGGTGACGACGCTTGACCAGGGCAACGGCCGGGAGCTTCTGGCGCAGATGGCGCAGGATTGGGGAGGAATCCTGGATTTATCCGGGGCGGCCTCGGCCGGTTTAGCGAACACTGGGGTAGCAGTGGAGTCAGGGCTGGTAGGCATCATGAACATTGCGCGAGTTGCCGGGGTTTCCATCCCGGAGGAGCTGTCCAGCGAGATTGTCGGGGGCACCGGGGATGTAGATGCCGCTGCCGGGAAGCTGGGCGGTATTTTCGCGGCGAATATAGGGCAGATACAGCAGATGGCGGCGGATGCAGGAATCCAGATACCGTCAGAGATTACAGCAGGGCTGGAGGCAGGAGGGGCAGACGCGGCAGCGGCAGTCCAGGCGCTGGCCGCCCTTATGCAGTGCGGGACAGGGGAAATGGCAGAAATCGGCAGCAAGGGCGGCGGTGATCTTGCGCAGAACACGGCAGAAGGCATCGAAAGCGGCTCCGGCGAAGCGGTGGGCGCCGCTTCTGACCTGGGTAAAAATGCGGGGGAGTCCATGCAGAAAAGTGAGGCGTCCGCAATAGAGAAAAATGCGCCGAAAGTAACCAGTGCGACAGACGGCGCCTTGCAGCAGGCAGAGGAAACAGCCAGGGGGCACAAAGACGCATTTGATGATATCGGGTACTGCATGGCCGAGGGGCTGGCAGCCGGCATTAACAGGGGATCGCCAATCGTAAACAAGGCGGTAAATTCCGTCCTTGATTCTGCCCAGAAAGAAGGCGAGAAAAAGATTGAGAAGCACAGCCCTTCCCATGTATGGCGCGACGAGATCGGCCTTAACATGGCAGAGGGTGTTGCAGCCGGGCTTGATAAAGGGACGGGTCTGGTAGAAGGCAGTACACGGGATCTGGCAGGGGCTTCCCTGGATGCCGCAAAGAATGAGCTGGAGATCCATTCACCCTCCGGCGTATTCAAGAAGGAAGTCGGGAAGCAGATTGTACAAGGGATTATCAAGGGTGTCAAAAAAGAGGAAAGGAAGCTTAGAAAAGAGATGGAATCCCTTTCAGGGGATGCCCTGGAAGCAGCAAAGGAAGCGGCAGGAGGCAGTTACTCGGAAGTAGGGAGCAGTATCATGGACAGCATCACGGAGGGGATGCAGAAACGCCAGGAGCTGGCCACACGGAAAGCGGAAGCCATCGTAAATAAATATATAGATAAAGTATCTTCCACGGGGACCGTCAGGAAATATGAAAAACAGGCGGAAAACTACGAGAAGAAGGCTAAAACTGCGAGAGAGAATGCACAGAAAAGCGGTAAGAAAGGCGGGAACAAGGAAGAAGAGAAGAAATACGAGGCGCAGGAGAAACGCTTTGAGAAGCTGTCAAAAAAGTATAAGAAAAAGGCAGAGAAATATAAGAAAAAATTTGGGGAGATTGGGAGCAGCCTGGTTTCTTCCCTGAGCGATGGGATTAACGCGGAGTTCGGGAAGATAGAAAATGACCTGATGAATAATATAACGAAAATCTCGTCCGAGTGCCAGCAGGCTTACGATGAGCTGGAAAGCAAGCGCGACAGCATGGCGTCAAAGATGGCTACGCCTGTAAATTTCTATGACCTGGACACGCAGTTAGCCGAGGTAAGAAGATACCAGAAAGGGCTGGACAGCCTCAAGGGGAAGATATCAGATACCCTGATGGACGAGATCCTCGGCATGGACTTAAAGGAGGCAGTGAACTTTGCCGAGTACCTGAATTCCCTGACGGATGCAGAGCTGGAAGCTTATAAAAATAAATGGGAGGAACTGCGGGCACAGTCGGAGGGCTATTCAGAGGGCTTTTTTGAAAAACAGTTTGAAAGCCTGCAGTCCGATTGGGAAAGGAAAATCAGGGAAGCCCTGGCGGATGCGGAAAGCCAGATGAAAGGGGTGGGCAAGAATATCTGCAGGGGGCTGGTAAAGGGCATGAAATCGGAGAAAGAACTGCTCTCAAAAGAATGCAGGAAAATGGCCAAGATCATGATTAATCAATTTAAGGACACCTTGGGAATCCATTCGCCGTCAAAGGTGATGGAAACACAGGTGGGGAAGTTCCTTCCGCCGGGGATTGCGAAAGGGTTTGATAAAGCATTGCCAGATGCGCAGAGACGGATCACGGCAGGCGTGGAGAGGGCGATAGCATCCCTGCAGAGTGGAATCGAATCCCTGCAGTGCATCCCTGCCATGCCTTATGGGGGAATCCCATCTGCGCCGCATGTGACAGTCGCAAACAGCCAGCCCGTACAGGTGCAGGCTGAAATCCATACCACGGTAGATTTGGACGGCAGGACAGTCGGGCAGGTTGTGACGCCGTATGTGAACCAGGGATTGGCAGAACAGCAGACAAGGGAGGAGCGTGGGAGCTGATGGAGGTAAAGATTGGGGAATACCGCATGAGTGATTTTGGGCTGAGACTGCTGTCCGTGGAGCTTGGCGCTGCGGCCGTGGACGCGAACAGCCTGGAAATACCAGGGATGAACGGCGCCATAGACCTGACGGAAGCCGTGGCGGGCTATCCTTTCTACAAGAACGCGAAACATAAACTGACATTTGATTTCATGGATGGCAGCCATGACACATGGGTGTGGAAGGCGAGCAGCCTGAAAGGGAAAATCCACGGCAGGAGGTTCCCAGTGGTGCTGGGGCGTGACAGCTTTTATTATGACGCACGGATATCTGTGGACACCGCGAAGCTGAACCAGGCTTACAGCCAGCTTGTGGTGGAACTGGATGCCAGCCCTTACAAGCTGGCGCTGCGCTCCTCAGTGGAAGACTGGGAGTGGGATTCCTTTAATTTTGAGACGGACGTCATACGGGAATATAAAAACATTACCGTTCCGGCGCGGCTGGACGTAATCGGAGGGGTAATGCCCGCGGGGTGCGTGTTCGAATGCTCTACGGCGCAGGTTTGGCTAACTTACGGTTCAATGTTCTGCCTGCTCCCGGAAGGGAGGAGCACGGTGCCGGACATCATCATCCGGGAAGGCGTGAACACCCTGCGGTTCACCGGGACGGGCAGTGTATCCGTGGAATACAGGGAAGGGAGGTTCTGATGTACAAAGTGAAACTGGACGGGCAGTACATTTACCACCCGTGGGATGCGGGGCTTTCCATCACAGCAGGGAAGCTTACGCAGGAACTGAATAAGAACGGTATTTTTGACTTTTCCATACCATTCACACACCCGCTTGCCGGGAGCATCCTGCGAAGGAAATCGGTGGTCGAGGTCGTACGTTTTGACAGGACGGGCACGGAGGAACTGATATACCGGGGATGCTGCATGAACGATACGGGGAATGCAGGATTTGAGCTTGAGGTGGAGACGGACGGCGACCTGGTGTTTCTACAGGACAGCGTCATACGCCCTTATGGGCTTAGCCACGATGTAAAGCGCACGCTATCGGAACAGTTTGCGTGGCTGGTTGGCCAGCATAACACGCAGGTGGATGCCTTTAAGCGTTTTACGGTTGGGATAACAAATGTTGCAGGCGTGTCAGAAGAACGCAGGGAAACAGGATACAGCACCACCAGGGAGGCAGTGGACAAGTTAATGGAAGCGTATGGAGGGTTCATCAGGGCGCGTACATCGGGGGGCGTCCGTTATATAGACTACCTTTCTTCCATCGGGAGCGCATCGGGGCAGGAAGTCCGGCAGGGGAAGAACATTATTGACGTCACGAAATATGTAAAGACGGACGGGCTTGCCACGCGTATCATCCCTACAGGCTCTGTGACCAACGATGAGCCGCCGCTTACGATCAAAAGCGAAAATTACGGGGAGGACTACATCCAGGATGACTGGGCAGTTCAGGAGTTCGGCGCCATAACAAAAGTGGTGGAGTTCCCGGATATTTCAGACCCTGCAGAGCTTTTAAAATCTGCAAGGGAATACCTGGAAGGGACGAAAGGCGCAGAGCTGACGGTGGAACTGGGCGCGGTTGACCTGGCAGATGCAGGGCTGGACATTGAGTGCATCCGGGTAGGGGATATTGTACCATGTATCGCGCCCGCATATGGGCTTAGCGTGCAGATGCAGGTATCAAAAAGGGTAACGGATATCCTACACCCGGACAAAAGCCGGATCACCCTTGGGGCGTCCCTGCAGACGCTGACACAGAAACAGCTGAACGGGGAGGCGGGGCTTTTCCCGATGGTCAGGCGCGCGGTAAGCATGGCGGGGGAAGCCGCCAGCAGCGCCAGCCAGGCGGCAGGCGTGGTGCAGGGATTCCAGGAACAGATTGACACAAAAGCGGATAAAAATGAACTTGCGGGGCTAAAAAAGGTAGCCTATACAGGGAATTATCTTGATTTGGATAATAAACCAGCAATTCCGGAAGCAGTTAGAGTAAAAGGGGAAGCTGAGTCTTCATACAGGACAGGCGATGTAGATATCACAAAAGAAAATATCGGGCTGGGGGATGTGCCTGACCGGATAGAAAGTTTGGAAGCAATGGTAAAACGACTTGCAAAAGAAGTGCTCTATGCGAAGCCCGTGGAGTTCAGTCTGTTATCTAATCCACCAATCAAAGGGCAAGTAGGGCAGACATTAACATTTATCTGCAAACTGGTCTTGGATTCTTCAAAGATGACCTCTAAAGAAATTCTGGAAGAGACAGCAGCTGATATCACCTGGGTGAGCAGTAACACCACGATAGGCAGTGTGACAGGCTACTATATTAGAACAAGGGATAATATAACAGGTAGTATATACGTAAATATCTTAGGGCATAAAAGCGGTAATGTAACAGTTACAGGAACTACATCAAACGGCATGAGCGTAAACTGTACGGCAGTGTTTAGTTGATTGACAGGGAGGGTATGACATGCGAATCAGGGACAAACCGTAAGGACAGAGAAGTGTTTTATCTGGCCTAAAAACGGAACAAAATCAATAAAAACGTTATCAAAACTAATAAAAACGTTACTAAATTTAGCAAAAACGTATCACGGCGCTCGTTTTCAAGGGTGCTGTTTTTATTATGGATAACACCAGGAGGAAGGAGGAGCTATGGCAGGCATAAACGAAGATTTGAAGAAAATCCTTTCGGCGGTTTATGGGAAGGACGTAAGACAGGCAATACATGACAGCATACAGCAGTGCGGGGCAGGTTCCAAAGAGGCAGTGGACACGTCAGTGACAGCAGCAAACACAGCGAGGCATGCGTTGAATGCGGCAGAAAAAGCATCGGAAACGGCAGTATCTGCCCTGGGCATAGCGGAAACGGCATCAAGTAAGGCAGACGCCGCGTCAGAAACAGCTGAAACGGCATCCGCGATGGCGAACAGCATGGTAGACGCTGTAAGTGGTGTGGTAATTAATGCCGAGATGGTGGCAATAACATGCGCACTGGTAACAGATCCTGTTGAGTTTGCCAGTGTTGCGGGTGTTTGGAATGCCGATAACGGGACTTACAGTCAGACCGGGGACATGTATAACATGTATGATATGCGGGCACAGCCGATACCTGTATCTGCCGGCGAAACATATCTGGTCATTACAGAATTGGATTTTGCGCTGAGTACGCCGGCTTTCCCAGTGGAACCAATTCTGTTTGATTCCATAGACCCTGTAAATTACCGCCCGGACTTTGTGGTACATGGTTATAATACCCCGCTACTGGAAGGGGGCAAAGCGTATTTATTTACGATACCTGACGATGGGACGGACTATATAAAGGTGACATGCTGCACATCCAACCCGGATATGTCGATCATTGTTCGTAAGGTGAAACCGATTTTCTGCGGGGAATAGGAACTGATTACACGTTTAAATGTTTTATTCTGGCAAGGTGCCGGGGAAAGGAGAAAAAGTGGAAGCAGTTTTATTACAGACATATACCGTTGCTCTGCCTGTTATACTGGGCTACATCGTATGGATTCTGAAACGACAGAAGCGCGACAGGGATGCAAACAGCACGGGCACGATGCTCCTGTTGCGCGTGCAGCTCATCGACTACCACGACAAGTACATGAAGCTGGGGAGCATCCCTTCCTACGCGTATGAGAACTTCGTGGAGATGTATGAGGCATACCATGAGCTGGGTGGCAATGGGATGGTAACAAAGATGTATAAAGAAATCCAGGATTTACACCTGGCAGACAAGAAAGGAGAGCAAATATGAAAAACTTTGAAAAATGGGTACAGGCAGCAGGCATAAGGGCAGTTAAAACCGTAGCGCAGGCGGCGGTTGCAGGAATCGGCACGGCCGCAGCTATGGGGGCGGTTGACTGGAAGTATGTGTTATCTGCTTCTGTACTGGCTGGCGTAGTGTCGATGCTTACATCGGTAGCGGGACTTCCGGAGCTGGAAGAGTAGGGACGGGAATTTCACATCCGGGAAAGCAGCAAAAAGCATATTGCAAACGTGAAATGCATATGCTATAATGCCAATAGGCAAAAGGAAATGACAGTAATCTGTCATGGATACACAAAGCAAAAACCCCGGAAAGGCACTTCCGGGGTTTTCTTTATCCCTTTACGGAGGGACAAGACCGAGGTTAGTTGTCATTATTACCGTTGTCTAACCATTTGATAATGTAGTGGCAGGCTACATTAACCATGACAGCGGATAAAAAGGAAATAACAAATTCTGTCAACGAATACACCCCCTTTCCGTTGCCGGATTGGGTGTGACAACGGAGACAGTATAGCATAAATGTATATAATGTTACAAGAGTATCTGTAAAACAGGCACCGCTCAGAAATGCATTGAGACATGGCGAAAGGCCGTGTCTCTTTTTAACTTTATAGGAAATTCCGACCTATTGACACACAAAGAAAAACA